CCGGCATTCGACATTTTGGCGCCGCCCTATAGGGGCCTCTCTCGTGCGATCCTACGGGCAGTTTGGCTAAACGGCTCTCCAGCTCCACCAGATCGCCACTTTGCCGCAGGAACCAGGGAGGGACCGCTGACCAGGGTGGGGTCATACCGAGCTCGGTAGGCGAAAGTGCCTGTAGGATCGCGTCTCAGCGGGACTTTCCGCTAACTGGCTCTACAGCGTGACCACAAGGCGGGTTTGGCCGACCGACCAGGGGTGGGCTGCATACCGACTACCGAGCCTGCCGACCAAACGGGTCCGTCCCTTTTCCTAATGGATTCTCTCTCTGTTTCTCCTGCTTCCTACTTCTTTCTCTCGGTATGCTCGGTAGTTCGGTATGAGAAGAAAGAAGAAGAAGGGAAAACAGCGGCTTACGCCGATGGCGGGGCATACCGAGTTCCATACCGAGCCGAGGTGCCGTGAATCACTCGGTATGGGAAAGTGCCGCTGTAGCGCGATCCTACGGGCAGTTTGAAAGTGCCTCTCCGGCGCGATCCTACGGCCACTTTGCCGCAGATACAGAAAAGGCCGCTGCGGGTCTGCCCCGAGCGGCCTTTTCGGAAGTGACTTCCTGTGGACTATTCCTCGGCGCACTTCCCACGGCGGCGGCAGTCGTCGGGCGCGTGGCAGAAGGGGCAGCCCAAGCCACTGGTGCCGGCTTGCCTCGGCTCCGGCAGACTCAGCCAGCCAAGCTTCTCCGCCTCCGCCAACAGGTCGTAGACTGCGCCGCTGTGCGTGCTCGGCATGCTGTTGCGCAGCCGGTAGCCGGGCGTGAAGTAGCGGGCCACCTCCAGCATCCTGCGCTTCAGGCTGGCCAGGTCCGGCCCGGTCGGTATCGGTTCACCCGCAGAGGGTGCGTTCCGCAGCGCCTCCATCTCCTCCGGCGAGGGCGGATCGACGAAGCCGCACGTCACGGCCTGGTGCTCCGCCTGCGCCGCCTTCTGATAGAGGGCATGGCTCTCGTGCAGCCCGCCCGCCCACGCAGCCACGCGAGAAACCCTCGCGACGGCCTGCACGAAGGCGGCGGTTTCGACGGTGGTGTGGTTCCGCTCCTGTGCCACCACCAGGTGCAGCACGCTCCCCATCAGCATCCGCACAGCGGCGTCGAGGTCGGTCTGGATCGTCTTGTAGTCAGACATTGTTCATGCATTCCAGGCAGGCAGAGGCGACATCCTGCGGCGTCCCGGCCAGTAGGGTTTGCTTGCCCGCAAGCAGGGCTTCGGCGTCGAGGATGCAATCCCAAGCCGCATGGGTGGGTCCGACCCGGGCGGCAATCGGGCGCGCGCGCTGGACGGCTGCCCTCAGTGCCTTCAGCATCTCATCAGACAGGCTTATTTCTTCGGTCATCCTACTGCACCTCGTAATCTGGTGCCCGGTTAGGGCGAGCGTTGAAGGACCCCTCGTAGACGACGATCTCGATGTCGTCCTGGATGGTGGCCACCTCCATAGGGTCCATCCAGCCGTCCTCGTCTCCGGCCAGGTTCTCCGGCACGTCATCTAGCGCCTCGTTCCCCGCCACCTCTGCGCTGACGCGCTCAATGCCGTAGGACCCCTCTCCGTGCGTCGGGTGCTTCCAGAAGATGGTATAGTGGGTCATTCCTGGCTCTCCCTTCCCACCGGCTGGATGTCTGCGCTCCGGGCCGCCTTGATCGCCGCCTCGATCGCCAGCCACATCTCTGGGTCGTCGGCTCTCGCGCCGCCGTCCTGCACCCAGAGCAGCGCGGCCAGCAGCATGCCGGCGGCCTCCTGCGTGCTGAACTCTGCATGTGCTCGCTCACACCGTCCGCACAGCTTCGCGTCGAGGCCGAGCACGTTCCCGCACCGGCATTTCGGCTGTGCCAGAGACGCCGCCTGCCGGCGACGCCTGGCTTCCTCCTGCTCCGGTGTGCGCTTCATCGCATTATCACCAGTCCGATCTTGGCGTTGCGGTGCGGGGCGCGACGGGTGTTCTCCGCCGGCCCCTTCTTCTTGCTCGCGGCGGCTCGCTTCTCCGCCCGGTTGCGGGGAGTGACTTCCTCCGCAACGGGGTCTTCCCCGCGCTCGTGTCGCGGGTCGAGCGCCCTCACGCTTCGCGCTCCGTGTTGATGATGGTGTCGATGGCTGCCAGCTTCTTTGCGAAGTCTTCCTCCAGCGCCAGCCGCAGGGCGATCGCTGCGTCCAACCTGGTAGCGTAGATTGGCCCGCCGTCGCGCGAGGCACTGTAGCGGTTCGGCTGCGCTCGCACCTGGTCGCCCGTGACGCCGCGGTAGAAACTCAGGCCGGATCGAAACATAGGCGAGAGTTCGCGGGTGTGAGAGTTGAATGTCCAGCCGTCTGCCTCGCCGCGTTCGGTCAGCCCCGCCCACGGGTCGTAGCCGGGCAGCGGCTCTGGGGAAGGAAGTTTCGACCAGCCCAGCGCCAGCGCAGCGTCGAGAGCCGCTTCAGCGTCGTGAAGACGCTTCGCTTCTGCCTTGTTCATCGCCATCAGGCGGACACCTCATCAACGCAGCCCATGCAGGGCTGACCGAAGAAGGATTTCGCTCCGCCGCAGCAGGGCGAGCGCGACACCGAATGCGGAAGTAGCTTCCGGTCCACCACCTCAACCATGCTGACGGTCTGCACGACCTGGTTCTCGGCAAACCCCGCTTCCAGCAGGATTTGCTTCGCGAGGCGATGCGCCGCCTGCCGCGGCAGGAAGGCGCGAAGGGCGGCTTCGGCCTGTTCAAGATACGTCATGTCAGATACTTCCGCTCATGTGCCATTCGCGAATGGCGTTCTTGTCGATCTTCCCGCCCGCATACTTGAAGCGGCCCGGTGTCTTGCTCCAGTAGCGGCGTGGCCTGCCGTCCACGAACACGCGGTCGAGGTACTGGAACCCCATCTCCTGTAGGACGCGGTTCAACTCACTTGTCCGAGGCGGAACCCTGTTCAGGGTCAGCAGCGCCGCCTCCAGATCGACGGTTGAAAGCAGCGTCGTCGAGAGGAAGGACTTGTCGGCGTTGTCTGCCAAGGCATCCTCGATCGCGACATGAGTGTCGCTCTTGGAGACCTCGATCATGTAGGCGCGGCTCTTGCTCTGCGGCGCACGGGCGTTTGGGTTGAACCACGCGGGCGGCTCATATTCCTCCAGAAGCCACTTCCTGATCGCCGGGCCGTGGTCCAGCACCTCTTGCAGCCGGGAATAGTAGTCGGGGTTCTCCGCCTTCCAGGCCAGCAGCACCTCCTGATCCTGCCACCGGCTCATGATCGGGAAGTAGCGGCTGTCGCCCTTCCCGAGCGGAATGGCGTCCTGATAATTCGAGGCCATCAGGTAGGTGGCGGTGTTGATGGCTGTGTAGGGCTTGCCGCCCTTCGGGTGGATTTCGACGGCCCGGTTCGTGATGTAGGGCTTCAGCTTGTTGATCACGTCATACTTATTGTGCCCGTGCATCTTCACCTCATCCACGAAGGAGAAGACGGAGCCGTGCGCCCAATCCTGGAAGGTGGTCTCGATGGTGGTGACGTTCACCGTCTTGACGTTGCCGCTGCCGATCATGGCTCCCATGAGCTCGAACAGGAACGTCTTGCCGTCGCCTTCTGTTGATTGCAGCAAGACCGACCACGAGCACCGTTTGAAGGTTCGCGCCGGGTAGGCGAACCACGCCAGGAAGGTCGCCCGGTCATGCTCGTCGGCGATCAGGTGTTCCAGATGCTCCTGGAACCGCTGCACCATCAACCGGTCGCGGGCGGAGAGCTGGTCCGGCATCGCCGGCACGCTGCCGGGGCTGAAGCCGTTTACCCACGTCTTGCCCTCGAAGGTGAAGGTCTCGTCCTCGCCCGGCAGGAACATGACGCCAGCGACAGTCGGAATTTCGTGGAGGTTCAGCGCTAGGTCTGACGCATGCACGTCGGGAATTGCCTTCCCCTCCAGGCGGTCCAGCTTGGAAAGCAGCTTCCGGTCGAAGGTGGCGTTGAACGCCTCGCGGTTCATCTTGTTCTTGGAGAGGTAGTGATAGAACTGGTTCTCGCCGCTGACCCAATACCAGTAGTCGAGCCAGTCCGGCCTCTGGAGGGCTGTCGCGTCCTCGCGGCGGACCAGCTTGCGTGCGTCACGGTCGCTGATCGGGGCGCCGTTGATGCGTTTGATCGCCGCACGCAGATCGGCGACGGTGGCCGACAGGTTCAGCGAGTCGAGTTCAGCCTTCTTGATTTCCTTGCAGATCGAACGGATGTCGTCCTGCGTCGTAGCCGCGGCCAGCTTCGCCTTGATGCCGATTGTGGCTTCTTCAGCCCGCTTCTTGATCGCCTGTTCGGCCGCAGCCTTGATGGTGCGGAAGGTGACGTTGTGGCGCTTCTCATCCTTGCCGAACGAAATCCACTTCCGCTCGATCTCGGTGGCGTCATAGCCCATGCCCAGCAGCGAGTGCTGGTGCCAAAGGTCCAAGCCCCGCTGACCGCCGGAGTATTGGTGGTGGAGCGCCTGCCCGATCTCCAGCCAGCCGTGGTAGTCCTCCCGCGGGGGAACTGCCATCAGGTATTCCTCGATCTGCTCCTCGGTCAGGTCGTCAATCGGCTGCTGGGCAATCTGCTGGTGTATACGGCTGACATTGGTGGGCTGCGGGGCAGCCTCGCGCCCCTTGCGGTAGACCTTCCACCCACGCGCTGCGGCTCGATTATTGAAGTGCTCGACGATTTGGTGGGCCTGCGTCTCCGTCAATAGCGGGAGGTCATCCCGATGCAGGTCCTCCGGCGCACCGCCGTCCGGATATTCATAGGGCCGGTTCGTGTCAGGGTGGATGTGCCTGGACACATACTGCTGCCCGTTGCACAGGATTTCTACGCGCGTCTGCGATTTGCGGGTGCTACCGTCCGGGTCCGGCGGAATAGACGGGTCAAGGAAGATCGACGATGTGATCTTGCTGAAGGGCGCGTCGCACCGGAACGGGATTCCCCGCTTCGGGTATTCCCCGATGCGCTTAACGATGTCTTCCGAGATGTTGTTGTATATCCACGCCTCCATCTCCAGCGCGAACGCTGCGTCCTTGATATCAAGGTCGGCTAGCGGCGCGTTGTAGGTCAGGATACCAACACCAGAGTAGGCATGGCCGCCGGCGACCCATTTTTCCCACTGTGCCCGGTCAGCCCGCACCTTCTGCCACTCATCACCCGGCGGGAACTTCGTCCCTGGCTTGATCGGCACGATGGAGTAGCCGTTGCGGATGATTCTCTCACCTAGCTCGGCGAGATAGCGCCTTTGTTCACTCACGACTCTCTCCCCTGGCGCTCGGCTTAGCGGATTAGTTGTCGCCGAGACCGAACACGGAGGGGTTGAGCAGGGAGCGGGGGAGCACGGTCTTGCCGCAAAGCGACTCCAGCTTGCACGCCGTCTCGGCCGAGATGATCTTCCGGCGAGCGATGGCGGAGACGCTGTGCGAGTGCATGCCGAGGGCCAGGGACAACGCGCGCAGCGTACCCTTCTCCGTGCCGTAAAGCGCAGCGGCGCGGAACAGGAAGCTGGTGCGCCCCACGGCGTCATTCTTCCGCAACCAGGTCGGGAGCGGAATGCCGTTGGTCAGCTTCGTGCTCGCGATCATCTTCTCCGCCTTAGCCAGCAGGCCGTCAGCAGCGTCCTCATTACGGCCATGCGGGATCGCGTAGAGGCGTGCCAGGTCGGCCTTGAAGCGGGCCAGCGCAGGGCGCCGTTCTGCCGCGTCTAAGGTCTTCAACCACGCCGGATTAGGGAAGCTCATCTTTTTCCGTCTCCGCTATTGACGTTAGGGACGTTAGTGCGTTTACTCCGCGTCGCCGCTGTTGGCAACAACCCGCTGAGCAGGAGCTACCAAGTGCTCGAACAGAAAATCGACGCCCTGACCGCCGCCACGAAGGAAAACACGGAGGCCGTGAAGGCCCTGATGTCGAAGATCGGCGATACCGGCGTCTCCGGCGGTGGGAAGGCGACGGCCAACAAGCCGAAGGACACCCCCGCGGCCGTGACGAAGGCCGACCTGGACGCCGTGGTGTTCCCCTTCCGCGACAAGGTTTCGGCGCCGGTCTGCAAGGCGTTCATCACCGAGGTCACGGGCGCCGCGTCCTACAAGGACGTGAAGGAGGCCGACTACGCCAAGCTGAAGACGGCGATCGAGAACTACAAGGAGCCGGAAAAGCCGGCCAGCGACGACATCTGATCGTCCTGAATTAGGGACGTTAGTGTCTTCCGCTCACGATATAGCGGCTGAGGAGCCGGCGCATTCGATCTTCTCCCCGTCGTCCTCGTCGGGGTGGGCGAATTGCTCCGGTTTCCTTCGTGCGAACATGGGCCGCCCGGATGATGCTGGCGAGGACGCTGCTTATGGCACCGTCTGTCACAGCATCACCGAAGAGGCCCTGCGCACCGACCGCTTTCCCAGCTACCTGCTCGGCACCCGCGCTTCGGCCGAGGCTGGCGGGAAGACCTGGGAGTTCGTGATCGACGAGGAGATGCTGGACTACTGCCGCGAGTGCGTCGCCTGGGTGAAAGACATCCCCGGCGACAAGTTCGTGGAGACCAAGGTTGACTTCAGTGACCTGACCCCCATCCCGAAGCAGAAGGGCACTGCTGATCTCGCTTTCTGCCAGCCCGGTAAGCTCGTCATCCGGGACTGGAAGTTCGGCAAGGGTGTGCAGGTCTTCGTTTGCGACGATGGATACGACGCGCTTGATCCTCGGCGCCACGAACACCTGAACAGCCAGGTCTTCCTCTACGCCTACGGCTTCTTCCGTCTCTACGATTGGGAATATGACTTCCGGGAGATCGACGTAGGGATCGGTCAGCCTCGTCTCGACCACTGGCAGACCATCACTATCGGCCGGGATGAACTTCTCGCCTTCGCTGCCTGGATCAAGGAGCGGGCCACGCTTGCGTGGGAGCACGATGCACCCCGCACGCCCTCGCTGAAGGCTTGCCGCTGGTGCCGTGACCGCTCCTGCGGCGCGGTGGCAGAGCAGCAACGCCGCATGCTCCAGGGCCGCTTCCGCGACCTGTCCGAGCCAGTCACGGTCGAGGAGATGGCAGCGCGGGGCAACAATGTTCCTGCCGGCTCACGCATGCCGAGCGCGGCGGAGATGACGACAGAGGAACTGGTCGCTGCCCTCTCCTACCGGAAGATGTTCGAGTCCGCTTTCGAGAAGATGGAACGCGAGCTGGAGCACCGTGCGCTCCAGGGTGAAGAGGTGCCGGGCCACAAGATCGTGCTTGGTCGCAAGAACCGCGACTGGATCGACGAAGCAGAGACCGAGGGCTTCCTGCATGGGCTCGGACTTCGCTTCGCCGAAATCTGGAAGGCGGAACTGCTTTCTCCCGCAGCGGTCGAGGAACTGCTGAAGGCCCGCTTCCAGATCGGAAAGAAGGCCGCCGAGCAGAAGGTCGCACACCTCATCCACCGGCCTGAAGGCCGCCCCACGCTGGTCCCCGCGACTGACAGGAGGCCAGCGGTCGGCACGTCGATCCGAGACCGGTTTCGACCTGTCGATGACATCTGAAACCCGTGAACCAGGAACCCGTGAAAATGGCAACCGCTGAAATCGTGAAGCAGGGCAAGAACTACGAAGTCTATTCGGACGGCACGATCATGCTGTTCAACGTTCGCGCCTCCTACCCGCACCCGTTCTACCCCTACGCCACGGATGACGATAAGGCGCAGGGCAAGACGGGGGCCTACTCCTGCGTCGGCCTGATGCCGAAGGAGAGCCACGGCGAGGCCAAGGACGCCTGCGTGGCGGCGATCAATGATCTGCTGCGCAAGAACAAGCTGGACATGATGCCGGCGGAAAAGAAGTTCATCCGCAACGGCGACGATCTCGGCAAGGTCGAGACCAAGGGCATGTTTCAGGTGTCGGCGCGCGAGCAGCGCAGGCCGCTGGTCCTGCTCGCCAACGGCGATGTTGCCGACAAGGATGAGCACCGCGACCTGTTCTACGGCGGCTGCTGGGTGAACATGCTGATCCGGCCCTGGTTCCAGAGCCACCAGAAATACGGGAAGCGCGTCAACGCCGGCCTGTCCGCGCTCCAGTTCGTCCGCGACGATGAAGCTTTCGGCGAGGGTCGCGTGAGCGCCGAAGAGGTGCAGAGCCGCTTCCGCCGCAGCGGCGGCAGCAGCGGCTACAGCGACGGCATGGGCTCCTCCGCTCCCGACGACATCTAACCCCCGTCGTCGGCGGGCCGGCTCCCCCTTCCTCCCCAGCCGGCCCTTACTGGCCCCGCAGCCGATACCCCCTGGCTGCGGGGCCTTTTTTCGAGGACCGCACCGATGGCTGCCACAACCCTCATCCACGATTACGAGACCTATTGCGATTTGGACCTGACCCAAGTGGGCCTGGACGCCTACCTCGGACATCCGAGCGCCGAGGCGTTGATGCTGGCCTGGCGCTTCGACGACGGGCCGCTCCAGCAGTGGGAGAAGGACGACGGGCCGTTCCCCCGTGAGGTGCGCGAGGCCCTGGAGGACCCCCGCGTTATCAAGCGCGCCTTCAACGCGCAGTTCGAGTTGCAGGTCGCCAAGCGCATCCTGAAGATCAACACGCCCTTCGAGGGCTGGCGTTGCACGCAGGCCAAAGCCTATTCGCAGTCTTTCACCGGCAACCTCGACGAAGTGGTGAAGCAACTCCGCCTGCCGATGTCCTTTGCGAAGGACAGTGAAGGCAAGGCGTTGATGAAAATCTTCTCCATGCCGAACAAGGTGACGAAGAACCAGCCGCACGTCCGCCGCACCCGGCAGACCGACCCAGAGAAGTGGGTTCGCTACCTCGCCTACAACCGGCAGGACGTGATCGCCGAGGAGGGCGTGGAGCGTCGGCTGGAGCCCTACCCCATGCTCGACGACGAGTGGGAACTCTGGGCGGTTGACCAAGCCATCAACGAGCGCGGTATGCCGGTCAACCTCGCCTTCGTGCGCAAGGCGCTGGCGATGGCGGATCGCCGGCAGGCGATGCTCCAGCAGCAGATCAGGGATATCACTGGCGTCGAGAACCCGAACAGCCGGGACCAGCTTCTCGCCTGGTTGCGGGAGGAAGGTTACTGGTTCGACAGCCTTGCGGCAGACACCGTGCAGAAGGCCATCACCCTCTCGGACCCGAAGAACTGGCAGCACGGCGTCGATGCCCCCGATATCAGTCCTCGCGCGATCGAGGTGCTGAAGCTGCGGCAGTGGGCTGCACGCGCCAGCACGGACAAATATACCAAGTTGCTGGAGTGGGCACCCCGCGGCCGCGCCTGCTTCATGTTCCAATTCGCGGGAGCCAGCCGCACGAATCGTTGGGCTGGACGAGGCCCACAGCCGCAGAACCTCCCGCGCACGCCGAAGGTGATGGAGGATGAGCACGGAGAGCGTGCCGCCTTGGTTGCCCGCCTGATCGAGACCGACGATGAGCAGGGTCTCTGGGACTGGCTGGAGGAGCAGGCCGTCAAGGTTGCCGCGAAGACGGGCAAGCTGAAGGGTCCGGTCGAAATTCTCGAAGCCCTAGTCGGCAGCGTGCGCAGCAGCTTCCAGGCGGAAGAAGGCTGTGAGTTCGATATCTGTGACCTGAACGCTATCGAGAGCCGCGTCATCGGTTGGCTAACCGGCTGTAGGCGCCTGATGAAGGTCTTCGAGGATGATCTCGATCCATACAAGGACTTCGGCAAAGACCTGTATGGCAAACCCTACGACCAGGTGACGAAGGCGGAGCGCAGCAACAGCAAACCGGCCGTGCTGGGCGCTGGCTACCGGATGGGCGGCGGCGATCTCTACCGCGGCGAGAAGACCGGCCTTTGGGCCTATGCCGAGAGCATGGGCATCGACATCCCGAAGGAAGAGGCACACCGGATGGTGCAACTGTTCCGCGACGGCTATCCAGAGATTCCGCAGTTCTGGTACGCGCTTGAAGAGGCGACCTGCCGTTGCGTGAAGACCGGCATGCCTCAGCAGACTGGCCCGGTGCGCTGGGAGATGATGGAGCCCTACCTGACGGCGATCCTGCCGAGCGGGCGCCGCCTCTATTATCAGTACCCGGAGGTTCGCACTGAGGTCCGCATCTCGCGCTTCGGCAAGCCCTATAACAAGGATTGCCTGAGCTACATGGGCAAGTCGCAGATCACCAAGAAGTGGGAGCGCCTGGAGAGCCACGGCGGGCTGCTGATCGAGAACTTGGTGCAAGCTATCGCCCGCGACGTGCTGAAGGTCGGCATCCTCCGTGCGAAGGACGCTGGTTTCCAGATCATGGGCCACGTCCATGATGAAATCATTGCTATGCGCCGCATCGGCGACAACCGGCTTAGCTTCGATTTGCTGCGCTGCCTCATGCGCTGGCCCATCCATTGGGCTCCGGGCCTGCTGCTGAACGCGGCCGGTTTCTCGGGTCGTATCTACCGCAAGGATTGATCGACAACGTTCTGTTGTCTATGTTGTTAGGGAATTAGGGACGTTCGGATGCCGCGCTCTTGGGCCTACTACAACGAGATCGAGCCATTCTGCGTCGATTGGCTGAAGAACCTGATGCGTCGCGGCCTGATTGCGGACGGCGTGGTCGATGACAGGAGCATTGTTGATGTCCAACCGGCTGACCTGCATGGGTTCACACAATGCCATTTCTTCGCCGGCATTGGCGGCTGGTCGCTTGCTGCTCGACTGGCAGGCTGGCCTGACGATCAACCCCTCTGGTCAGGTTCATGCCCCTGCCAGCCCTTCAGCATCGCCGGCCGAGGCGAGGGCCAAGAGGACGAAAGGCACCTCTGGCCGACGTTCTACAACCTCATCGCAACACAGCGTCCCCCTGTCACCGTGGGAGAGCAGGTTGCGGCGGCGGTTGGAAAGGATTGGCTCGACGGAGTCTACGCTGACTTGGAATTTGAGGGCTACGCCTGCGGGGCGGCCGTTGTTCCAGCTTGTGCCGTCGATGCGCCACACCGTCGAGATCGCCTCTGGTTCATCGCTGAACGCGGCGATGTGGTCAACGATCCGGGCCAGCGACGGCGAGAAGGGCGGGCCGAACATGCAATTCGGGGCTGGTGGTCAACCGCTCCCGGCGCAGGCTTATCAGGCAGTCGCGCTCTGGAACACACCGACCAGCTTGGCTCCGGCGAAGGGGGGCAACAACGAGGCGGGCAACTCGGCCGGCTTGGTTGCGATCCGGCGGGTGGCGATAGAGTCCGCGCTCTGGAATACGCCAGTGCAGGACGACACGGGCATCCGCAAGACGCGCTATGCGCAGGGTGGGATGGCATTGTCGATGATGGCGGCCGAGGCGGTGCTCTGGCCTACCCCGGCAGCTCGGGACTTCCGGGCACCGAACAACCCGGATGGGGCCAGCCGGGGGGATCGCCCGCCTACGAGTGGGAAGCAACTTCCGAACGAGGTGGTCGAAGCCCTTGGGCCGACTGCGCTTGGCTACCGGGAGCAGATGGGAAGTTTCGGCGGGTTGAACCCGGCATTCGTCTCCTGGCTCATGGGATACCCGGCCGAGTGGGTCAGTTGCGCGCCCTCGGCAACGCCATCGTCCCGCAGGTCGGGGCAGAAATCCTCGCGGCCTACCTCGACGCTGGAGCAGGCGCTCTGGACCCTTGGGGTGGCATTTAGCGATGCGGCGCGGGCGAGGGCTGCATGACGGACGCCGACCTGCTCCTCCTGGCAACGACCAGGGGGCTCATGCAGATCACCACGAGCCGGCTGGGCCACGAGTGGGTGTCCGTTGCCCTGGCGGAAGGCCGGAAGATCACGCGCTTCGCCGGGGACGCAGACGCGGCAGCCCGGCGGGCGCTGTCCGCCATCGCCGACTTGCCGGAGCCGGAAGCGCATGCCTGGGGAACGCAGGGCTGCGTCGAGAGACTGGAGGCGGTGCTGATCGTCGCCACACAAGCGAGGGCGGGACATGGAAGCATTTGACGATCTGGGCCTGCTGCTGCGGCAGGCCGAGCGCAACGGGCTGATGTGCCTGACGGTCAACCGGCGGCAGGGGCGGTTCCACGCCTACACCGAGTTCGATCAGGCCGGTGCTACCCGAGCCTACAAGTGCGAGGCGGAGACCATGCGGGAGGCTGCGCTGGGCGCCCTTTTCCCGCGCTCGGACAGCCTGAAGGGCCTGCACGGCGGCGACCGGCTGGAGCGACTTGAGGACGCCCTGGGCGACCTGCTCGGGGAGAGGTGGACCATGAATGAAGCAATGAAGGAGGCGGGACCGTGGACCTGAAGAACATCCGCGTCGCGAAGGCGGAGGCTGAGGAGTTCGTGCGGCGGTGCGAAGTCATCGAAAAGGACTTGGCGGCTTCGTCGGGCGGCTGGATCAGCCCGAAGGCGGGCGGTGCACTGCGCCGGCAGTCGATGGAGCTCACCCGCGCCCTGGCCGAAATGCGGAAGCCGCAGACCTATGACATCGCCTGAAGATTGGGCGGCCTTCGGCACCCTCCTGTCGCAGCTTCCTGACCAGACCATCGGCATCTGGTCGCTCAGCGAGGGCATAGATGGCGGCTACCGGGTCGTTCTGTATTGGGGTCGGCGTGAGAAGGCCCGCTGGCGCGCTGCCTATAGCACCGAGGGCGACGCCTTCAGCCCCACGGGCCACGGCGGGACCCCGCAGGCCGCGTTGCAGGACGCCTGCACCCGCTGGTGCGTCGAGACCCGCTCCCTGGCGCTCAGCGACGAGGCCAAAGCGTTCTGGCGCCTGGAGGTTGCTATGCACGACGCGGCGGAGGCTCGGAAGTGAGTTTCGATCCGTTCGAGGGCCTACCCCGGAACCACTTCGGCTGCATCGCGGCCGACCCCCCGTGGGCCTTCAAGACTTTCAGCGAGAAGGGCCTCGATAAGAGCCCGCAGGCGCACTACCCCTGCCTCAACCTCGACGACATCAAAGCGCTGCCCGTGGCCGACCTGGCCGCGAAGGACTGCGTGCTGCTGATGTGGTGCATCAGTCCCATGGTCCACATGGCCTACGAGGTGGTGCAGGCTTGGGGCTTCAGGCCCAACACCTTCGGCGGGTGGGGCAAGCTGAGCAAGACCGGCATGCACCAGCACATGAGCACCGGCTTCTTCTACCGCGGTGCCGGCGAGTGGTGGATCATGGCCGTCCGGGGCAAACCGAAGCCGCTTTCGCGTTCGATCCGCAACTTCATCCTGGCGCCCGTCCGCGAACACAGCCGCAAGCCGGATGAGTTCTACGAGGACCACCTGAAGCTGTGTGACGGGCCGCACCTCGAACTGTTCGCCCGCGAACACCGCGAGGGCTGGGTGGGCTGGGGCAACGAGTACGGCCTGCTCTCCCCGCCCGGCCTGTCCCGCTCGCTGTCGCTGCTCGGCGGCGCCCTGGATGGCGCTCGCGAGGCCAGGGCAGCATGACCGAAGGCCGCAGTCTCCAGGAGGCCATGTCCGATCTGGAACTCGCCATCGGCGACCGGCTCGACTGGCTGGCCTATGCGGCCCTTGGCGAGCCCGGCCTCCAGGCGACGGCGGCCGAGTTCTGCGCAGGCCAGCCCTGCGGCGGCGAGAGCATCGGCTACGCGCACATCGGCATGCCCGGCGCATGCGAGCACTGCCGGATGGAGGCTCGGCTGGCGCTGGGCCTGATCGACGGCGCTGATTTCGAGCATTGGGCCGCCTCAACGTGATCCAGGAGAGTTTCGCCATGGAGTTCGGCCTGCGCGACGCGCTGCGTCTGCTAGAGGATGCTTGTGAGGAGGCCGAGAGCGTCCGCCTGGCGGCGTGCGGGTATACTTGGGAGGTCAGGTTCGAGCCAACCGAGAAGGGCGTCAAAGCCTTCGCTTGGTGGCCCCGCCGGATCGCCGGCCCCTTCACTGACCGGGATGCCGCCCTAGAGGTCTGGTATGAGCACCAGTGCGAGCACCGCAGGGTGCCTGACGCCGAGGACTACGCCAGCATCGTCCTTCGCCAGCTCCCCCGCTGGGAGGTCTGGTTCTGTCCGACGCCGGCCGGCATCAAGGAACTGAACCTTAAAGCCTACCGGATGGTCGATCCCTTCAGCACCGAGGCCGCTGGCCACGAGTTTTGGCTAGGCGAGGAGGCGGACCACGCCACAGAGGACCCCGAAAGGAAGTTCGGGCAGGTCGTGCTCCGCCGATACAGCGCGGACGGAAGCGTGGAGAGCGTGGACTGATGCCGGCCTTCACGCGCACCCGGAAGCCGAAGCCGCCCCTAGAGGCGGATGTCGAAGGCAAAGATCGCAAGCTTGCCAGGGCGGCGGGCTGGTTCGTCGAGAAGATCATGAAGGCCGGCAGGGATGGCTTCCCTGACCGCTTCTACGCCAGGGCGCGGGAGCAGGACATCTGCCCGCACTGCATGCGCGGCCGGATCATCCTTATCGAATGGAAGCGCCCCGGCCGGGCGGACAATGGCACCAGCGACATCCAGGACATCCGCATCGCCGAACTGCGGGCGGCCGGGGTCGAGGTGCATGTCGTGGACAGCCTGGAGGAAGCTATCAGGATCAGGGGAGACTGATGCAGACCATCAATCGGTTCAGGGGCCAGTACCACTTCCTGTCCAACTTCTACCCAAGCCCCGTGAAGTGGGAAGGGATCGTGTATCCGACCGTGGAGCACGCCTTCCAGGCGGCGAAAACCGACCTGCTTGCAGCACGGCGCCATATCCGCGATGCAGTCACGCCGGGCGACGCTAAGCGCTTGGGCCGGCAGGTCAAGTTGCGAGAGGGGTGGCAGGAGGCGCGGGTCGGCGTCATGCTTCTGCTCCTGATCCAGAAGTTCCGCTACAGCAGCTCACTCGCCGACGCCCTCCTGGCGACAGGTGACGCGCGCCTAGAAGAAGGGAACACCTGGGGCGATCGCTTCTGGGGGACAGTGGACGGCGAGGGCAGGAACACGCTCGGTATCCTTCTGATGGGGGTGCGGAAGGGCATCGGTGACATTCGCGATGATCGGGGGCTGAAGGCGGCGATGCTTCGCTACCTGGTTGCAGTGAACGATGCGATCGAGGTCCGCGGTGCGTGACTTCGAGGCAATCCGTAAAGAGCAGCACGAGGGTATAGAGTTTCTGGAGGATACGCCCTTCGCCGGCCTTTTTGCCGACGTGGGGATGGGCAAGAGCGTGATGAGCCAGACCGTGGCCGCCCGGCATATCCAGCGGCACCGCGGCGAGAAGGTACTGATCTGGGCACCACGGCGGGTCGCGATCCAGTCCTGGCCTACCTCGCTGGGCGAGTGGCGCCACACGGCGCACATTCCTTGGACTCTACTGCGCGTGCCGGAGAAGCACCCCGCAGTGCTGGAAGTAGGTTCCGAGATTTATCAGGAGAGCCGCGACGCCGGCTTCACCCTGGAGGGCGCTCGCGCCCGCCGGGGCCGGTGGGAGACCCTGGAGGCGGAGCGGCAGCGCCGCCTGCTGACAGAGAGCGACGCGCCGATCCACATTATCGACCGACACGCCTTCCCTTGGCTGGTGGACACCTGGGCGCGTCGCGGCGAGTGGCCCTACACCATGATTATCGGCGATGAGGCCAGCGTGCTCGGCGAGGCCAAGAACGAAATCTTCCAGTGCATGCTGGAGGTCCGCTCGATCCTCCGCCGGCTAGTGCTGCTGACCGCTACGCCCGCCACGCAGAGCCCTATGAAGTGGTTCGCGATCACGGCCATGCTTGACGGCGGCAAGCGGTTCGGCAAGCGAATAACTCCCTTCCGCGAGCGCTACTTCACCTACAACCAATATTCCCGCGAGTTCAAAATCCGGCCGGGTGCCGAAGATGAAATCCTTCGGAAGATCGCGGACATCGTGAAGGTGATGGAGAAGAAGCGTAGCGCGGACGAGAAGCCGCTCATCGTGCGCCGCCGCGTCGTGTTGCCGCCAGAGACCTTGGAAGCCTATCGCGCATTCGAGGAATCGAGCGTGCTGGAACTTCCTTCCGGCGCCATCGCGGCCGACAGCGCCGCCGGGCTGAGCAACAAACTGATCCAGGCGGCGAGCGGCGCGGTCTACGATGAGAACCGCAAGCCGCAGCATTTCCATGATGAGAAGATCGAAGACCTGCGGGAACTGATCGAGGAGTTGCAGGGTCAGCCGTTGCTCGTGGCCTACTGGTTCAAGTCCAGCCTGGACCGCCTCCTGAAAGCCTTCCCCAAGGCGAAGGTGATGGACCCGGACGGCAAGCTGGTCGATGAGTGGAACAAGAAGAGGGTGCCCCTACTGTTCCAGCACCCGATGAGCGCGGGCGAGGGCCTGAACCAGCAGTTCGGCGGGCACCACCTAGACATCTTCGACCAGTTCTGGCCGCTGGACCGCTTCCTCCAGATCATCGGCCGCCTGGATCGAGATGGACAGAAACACAGGGTCATCGTCCACCAGCAGGTAACGGAAGGCACCCACGACGAGGCCGTGGCAAGCCGCCTGGGTGAACTCGGCGACGCACGAGACGCGATGCGTGCGCGACTGATGGCGCTGCGAGCAAGGCTGGGCCGTTATTAGGGACGTGCGTTGGTTATTGCGGACAACAAGGGCGAGCAGTAGGGTGCAGCAATGGCGAAAGCAGTAAACGAGGCGGCACTGGATGAATTATCCAATGCAATGATCTACGAGGGGGCGAGCATCACCCAGCTCTCCCGCTTGTTCCGTCTCGATAAAAAAGGCATCCCGGCGAAGTTGCGCGGCGTGAAGCCGTCCGGCGAGCGCGCCGGCTACGATATCTACAACATCGCCGAGGTCGCCCCGCTGCTCGTCAAGTGGGAAGGCGATCCCACCGAACGCATCAAACGCATGAACCATATGGACCTGCCGCCGCTGCTCCAGAAGGCGTTCTGGGACGGCCAGCAGGCCCGCATCCGGTTCGAGAAGGAGGAAGGCGAGCTCTGGCCCACGGACCAGATCGCCGAGTTCCTAGGCGAGTTTTTCCAGACCGTCCGCCTGACCTGGTTGACGCTTCCTGATGAAGTGGAGCGTCGATCCGTCCTGACCGAAGAACAGCGCAACTCCATCCGCAGCTATGCCGACCGAAAGCTGGAGGAACTTCGTGTCCGCCTCAACGACGTGTTCACCCGCCTCCAACAAGCCGAGCGAGACCGGGAGGATTCCCTGGAGGAGGCGGCAGGTTCTCCCGAGGTTGAGGAAGAGGAAGAGGGGGGCATTTGATACCCTCTCCGGCCTTTTCCTAAGCCTTACGGATACCCTTCGGCCGCCCGAGCGGCTGTCGGTGGCGCAGGCGGCCGTGAAAAGCCTGAAGATGAACCGCCTCGGCGGTGTCGAAAGCTACTCGCTCGATAAGACTCCCTACATGCGGGAGCCGATGAACTGCGTCGCGTCGCCGGACCATGACGCGGTGGTGTTCGCTGGGCCGGCGCAGAGCGGCAAGACCGAGGGTCTGATCCTCGCGCCTATCGCCTACTCAGTCACGGTGAACCCGCTTGATATGATGCTGGTGAACCCGACGCAGCAGAACGCGCGGGATTTCGCGGTGCTGCGCATCGACAAAATGCACCGCGACAGTCCCGATGTCGGCAAGCTGGTGCTGAAGCGCCGCGACGCCGACAGCAAGTCGATGAAGATTTACCGGAACGGGATGCTCCTGTTCCTATCCTGGCCGACAGTCAGCGAACTCTCGGGCAAGCCTATCGCCCGCGTCCTGATGACTGACTACGACCGCATGCCGGACGACGTGGAGGGAGACGGCCCACCTTTCGACCTTGGGCGGAAGCGGACCACCACCTTCGGCTCCTACGCCATGACGGTGGCGGAGTCCTCCCCCAGCCGGCCGCAGGTCACAACGAAGTGGCTGCGGAACTCACTTCACGAGGCGCCGCCGGTCGAGGGCGGCATCCTGGCGCTCTATAATCGCGGTGACAAGCGGCGGCTCTACTGGCCCTGCCCGCACTGCGCTGCCTATTTCGAGGGCGACTGGAAGCACCTCGAATGGGACACCTCGATCCCTGGTGCCGGCGACGCGGCGGCGACCGTGTTCATGCGCTGCCCAATCTCATGCTGCAAAATCCACCCGGACGACCGGGACGAGATGTTGCAGTTCTCGACCTGGTTGAAGGACGGGGAAAAGATCGAGCTCGATGGCACGATCTCGGGCAAGGGGGTGCGGTCGCGCATCGCTTCCTTCTGGCTGAAGGGCGTGGCCGCTGGCCTGACGACGTGGCCGGTCCTGGTGGAGAAATACATCAATGCCGAGCGGGAGTTCCAGAAGACCGGCGATGAGAAGTCACTTCTGACCTTCTACAACACCGATCTGGGCGAGCCTTACGTCAGCAAGGCGCAGGAGGCCGAGCGGCTTCCCGAGGTGCTGAAGGCCCGGTCCTACGAACTGCCGCAGGCCGCGGTGCCGGACGGCGTGCGGTTCCTGATCGCGACCGTGGACGTGCAAAAGAACATGTTCGTGGTGACGGTCTTCGGCATCCTGCCGGGCATGCCCTTCGACATGCTCCCCATCGACAGCTTCGACCTGCGCAAGTCCAACCGCTTCGACGAAGAGGGCGACCGGGCCTGGGTGAAGCCGAGCGCCTACCTCGAAGATTGGGATGTCCTGATCGAGAACGTGATCGAACGGTCCTACCCCCTGGCCGATGAGAGCGGCAGGCGCATGCGGGTCAAAATGACCTTCTGCGACTCCGGCGGCTATGCCAGGGCGAAGCTGCACCGCGAGGGCGTCACGTCGATGGCCTATGCGTTCTACCGCTCGCTGCGGGAGCGCGGGCTGTCCAAGCGGTTCCAGTTGATTAAGGGCGATCACGTCCCGTCCGCGCCTCGGACGCGCATTACCTACCCCGACGCGCAGCAGAAGGACCAACTCGCGGCGGCTCGCGGCGACGTGCCAGTGCTCCTGCTGAACTCGAACCGCCTGAAGGACGATCTCGCCGGCCGCCTGGAGGTCATGGTGCCCGGAAAGGGCATGTATCACTTCCCGTCCTGGCTCGACGACAAGTTCTACAGCGAGTTGTGCGCAGAAACGCGCGCCCCGTCCGGCTGGGAGAACAAGGCAGGCGGAAGAAATGAGCGGTGGGACTTGTCCTATTACTGCATCGGCGGCTGCGTTTCTTCCTTGGTCCGAGTGGAGCAGATCGACTGGAACTCGCCGCCGGCCTGGGCGGCCGAGTGGGACAAGAATGACCTGGTTTCGCAACCCGATGCACCGGAAAGGTTTGCTGCTATGACAAGACCACGCTATGACTTTTCCGCCCTCGGCCGGGAACTGGCCTAGAGTTAGGGAAGTACGATGTTCCTTTTTCTCCAGACCAAGACCCTGGCCGACCTTCTGACGCTCCAGACCAGCGTGGGCGATGCCTATACGCGGCTGATGTCGGGCCAGACCCCGCGAGTGATCGTGGACCAGAATGGCGAGCGGGTGGAGTTCACCGCCACCTCCGCCGACAAGCTGGGTGCCTACCTGACGCAGATCGCGCTGGCGATCCAGTCGAAGCAGCAGGCCCCGGTCACGCTGACCCGGCCGATGGATTTCTGGTTCTAAGCCATGGCCCGTACCCCCCGCACCAAGAACCAAGTTCAGCGCCCGCAGACCGGGGCCGCCCTGGTGCCGGCCAATGCGCCGGAGCCCCTGGAGGGCGCCAGCAGCACTAGCCGCGAGATGGCGCGCTATCAGCCGCGTCAGGTCTCGCCGGATCGCGCGATCAACTCCGTCAAGCCCCTGGCCGACGCCCGCGCCCTGGACATGACGATGAACGACGGCAATGTCCGGGGGGCGCAGAATGCCTTCAAGGACGGCATTGTCGGCGCGCAGTATCGCCTGAATAGCATGCCGAACTGGCGGGTGCTCCAGCGTGCCCTAGGCCCCGCTTTCGACGAGACCTGGGCAGAAGAGTTCCAGATCACGGTCGAGAGTGTCTTCAACCTGCTGTCCGAAAGCGAGGAGTGCTGGCTGGACGCAGAGCGGAAGAAGACCTTCACCGACATGATCCGGCTCGGCGTCGGCACCCACTTCTTCTCAGGCGAGATCGTGGCGACGGCGGAGTGGATCAGGGAGGTGGATCGGCCCTTCAACACGGCCGTCCAGATGATCTCGCCGGCCCGACTGTCAAATCCCAACTATGGCGCCGATACCTTCTACCTGCGACGCGGTGTGAAGCGGGACGACCGTGGCCGAGATATCGGCTACTATATCCAGAGTCAGTTCCCCGGCAGTCACTATGCCGATGGTCCCCGCGCGATGGACTGGAAGTATATTCCGGCGCGGAAGCCATGGGGCCGGCGCCAAGTTCTCCACATTATCCAGCAGGACCAGCCTGACCAGACTCGCGGCGTGAGCGAGATGCTGGCTGTGCTGAAGCAGATGCGGATGACCAAGAAGTTTAGCGAGGTCACGCTTCAGAACGCCATCGTAAACGCCACCTATGCGGCAGCAATCGAGAGCGAACTGCCGAGCGAAGCAATCCGTGCCGCCATGGGCGACGCGGGGAGCCCCGAGGCGTTCATGAACGCATATGGAGCCTACATCCAGGGCATCCAGGGCTTCTACGCTGAGAGCAAGGGCCTGATGCTGGACGGGGTGAAGATTCCGCACTTCTTCCCTGGCACGAAGCTGAACTTCAAGAGCCTCGGCACCCCCGGCGGCGTGGGCACCGATTATGAGGTCTCGCTGCTGCGCCACATCGCGTCTGGCCTGAACATATCCTACGAGGAGTTTACGCGGGACTTCAGCAAGGGCAACTACTCCTCACTGATGGCGGCGTTGAACCGCTCTGCGCTGGGCATGCGCTCCCGCAAGAAGTCTGTGGCCGACCGGCTCGCCAACGGCGTCTTTGTCCTGTGGCTGGAAGAGTGGATCAACGCGGGCTTGGCGCCCATGCCCCGTGCCTACCAGGGCGCGGGAGCCGGCGGTGCGTTCTACGCCGCCATGTGCAAAGAGGCATTCTCCGCTTGCTCGTGGATCGGTGCTGCGGTCGGCCAGATCGACCAGTTGAAAGAGACCCAGGCGGCCCTGCTGAGGATCGCGGGCGGCCTGTCCACCTACGAGATCGAACTCGGCAAGCTGGGCCTCGACTGGCGCGAGGTCATGGCGAACAAGGCCCGTGAGAAGAAGGTTATCAACGAGCTTGGCCTGACGCTCAGCACGGACGCCACTGCGAAGAACAGCCAGGACGGCCAGAACACCATGAACCAGGGCGCCGATGAGCGCGAGGAAGAAGACGCATGAGCGAGTTTCTGGCCCGGTCCATCGCCGACCGCCTGCACCACCGCGGCGCCTACATGGCTCCGCAGTATGCTGACCCTGCCGGGGCGATGCGGCTGCTCGGCAAAGACGGCCCGGCCCACTTCGGGTCTAGCCTCCTGGCTGATCTGCGCGACGTTGCCAGCGCCGATCCTGCGGCACAGGCGGCGGCCTACGAGCAGCGAAAGCTGGAGATCGCGAGCAACTACGGCTTCCGGCAGCAGGAGCAGACGCGAAAGCCCTTCGTCTTTCAGGACGGCGTGGCAGTCATTCCTGTGCATGGCCTCCTTATCAACCGCTTCAGCAGCAGCTACGGCTTCATCACGGGCTACAACTTCATCCGGGCACAGCTTCGGGCTGCCCTGGAAGATTCCGATGTCGAGACCGTGGCCTTCGACATCAACAGCTTCGGCGGCTCCGCCGCAGGCTGCGCCGAGTTGTCCGAGGAAATCTTCGAGAGCCGGAAGGTGAAGCCGAGCGTCGCTGTGGTCGATGCCTTCTGCTACTCCGCCGCCTACTTCGTCGGCTCGGCTGCGTCGAAGATGATCTGCACGCCAACCGGCGGTGTCGGGTCCATCGGCTGCGTGATGACTCACGCCAGCTACGAGAAGGCGCTGAAGGACTTCGGCGTCGAGATCACCTTCATCTTTGCAGGCGACCACAAGGTAGACGGCAACCCCTACCAAAAGTTGTCCGCCGAGGTGAAGGCCGACCTGAAGCGGGACGTAGATGCGTCCTACGAGATTTTCGTCCAGGGGGTTGCGCGCAATCGCGGACTCACTGCGGAAAAAGTTCGCGGAACTCAGGCGCGCTGCTATAGCGCCATAGACGCGAAGCAGTTGAAACTGATAGATGCCGTGGAAGTCCCTTCCAAGGCGGTCGCCATGTTCCTGGGCGAGCTGGCGAGCGAAGACCCCGATGACGAGGATGAAACCGAGATGACCGTTCAGACCGAGAACACCCCGAAGCAGACCGCCCCTGTGCAGCAGCCCCAGCAGGCCGCCCCTGCGGCGCCGGCCGCGACCGGTATGACGCAGGAGCAGGTCAACGCCGCCGTCGCCGCCGGCATCAAGGCCGACCGCGAGCGTGCATCCGGCATCAAGTCCCTGGAGGAGGCCAAGGGCCGCGAGACCCTGGCGGCGCACCTGGCGGACGCCGGCTACTCCGTGGAGGCTGCGAAGGGCATCCTGGCGGCGGCGCCGAAGGCGGCCGAGCAGCAGGGTCAGCCGCAGGGCGCCGGTCAGAGCCGCTTCCACACGTCGATGGACAACAGCCCGCAGCCGAATGTCGGTGCCGGCGTCGGCGAGCCCGAAGGCGGCGATAAGAAGCCGAACCGTGGTGCCTCCATGGCGGCTGCGTTCTTCGGCAAGCGCCCCTCGGCCTGAAATTAGGGACGTGCGTTAGTTCGCGCGTCCGCCTATCCTGCCCTCGTTCGTGAAGGACCTTCCCATGGCTGACTTCCCCATCCGCAAGGCGGCTGGCGTCACGCTCTACACCGGCACCGATCCCAACTTCTTCCTGTTCGCTGGCGAG